TTTTCACATGTGTCGAACTTAACCATGACAGCGTTCTGTACTTCAGGGGCCAGCTTGTCAAAAGTGACGTTCATCGGATCTGATTCAGTCTCAACCGGGGCAAAGGAAGCAGACTCCTCATCCCAGCGGTTTTCCTGCATATATTCAGCATCCCATGAATCGAGGGCAGGGCGGGGTATGCCGGGTTTATCCTCGCAGACAATAAATTTATAAGCGCAGTCCTGAGCAGCCGGATAATGTTCCAGGAATTGCCAGTGAAATTTTGCTCGAGCACGGCGTTCGTCGCCAGCTTCAATGGCTGTGGCTACAGCCACAGCGCCTTCTTCCCTTGTTGCCAGTTCGTCAGGAATAGCGGCGCAAATAAAGACTTTACTCATTTTGTTTTAACCTCATTACAGATTTCAGGGTGAACGAATCCCTGCCATTGCTGGCATTTTTAATCCGTTGGTATGGTGTTAATATGGCTGGCGGGTTATCCAGCCGGTATTTCGTTATTCAGGTTCAGCGATACTTTTTTTAACGGGAGGCATTCACCGGGGATTTTTTGTTCGTCCCTTACCTGAATGCAGGATGACTTACTGTCATAAATTCCGGTAATCACATTTTGTGGCTCACCCGTTATAAGAAAAACGGTCATCACCAGTGCAAATGCTGAAGTCACTGCTGTTCTCCGATAATACCAAGTTCAAGAAGGGCAATTCTGGAAAGTATGGAATTATCATTGAGAAGATAAGGTTCATATTTTCTCATCTTAATGGCATCTTCCGTAAACTCCCGGTTACTGAGCAGAACACCAATATCAAAACAACCTTCAGACGTATTAACGTTTGGTAATAACGTTTCCATTATCGCGTCCTCAACAATGAATTTTGTGATGCGGTGCCTGGTGCCTCCAGGTGACGTTAACCAGTTAACAATTAACGCCGGAATACAGAAGGATGCCCGTTACGCCCCGTAAAAGACCACTTTACGGTTTTAACTGTTCCGCGTGCGCATAGCCGCATTCACCGCATCACAAAATTCACTTTAAAAAGGGTGGCAGAGCAGTCACGGAGTAGAACTGATGCCACCAAATACTACACATGGGTATTGTGGCGGGGCTGTCACTTAAGCGTATGGTCAACCTGACGACCCGGTGCATTTTCTGGAGCAATGGAGGAAGCCCCAGCCATACTTACCGCCGCGCCATTTCGCGGACTGCCACAACCGGAAGTGCACGGTCGAAGAAATTTAACGACAAGCCTTATATGCAAAGGAATCTCGCCGTGCGCTTTCGTGTTGTGTGCCTGCTTTTAACCACGTCAGGCGAGGTGGTTTCCGTCATTCCCCAATAACAGGAAATCTGTATAATCTGGATATCCCCAACAACAGGAAGGTGTTTTATATGGTGGTTCAAAAGAATTGTTCAGGTACTGGTAAGCCTGCGGACAGGGCGGACATTCCGAATACCAGGAAACATATACCTGAGAAAAACATTCGACCAAAACCATCTCCAGCTCCTTCAGAGGAGAGGGGGAACAGCAACAATCAAACAAGCAGGTGATGATATATGGACCGGGATGATATTCTTGACAGGGTTTTATATGGTTATTTTCTTGAACAACTATTCTCTGTAGCGACTGGTCGTCTCGATAAACTTTTCTCAGTGGTGAGTATTATCCTCGGTTCATCTGTCATTGGTGGATTTATTCCTGAAGTTTCTGGAGTTCTCATTGTTGTGATAGCAACCGTTCAAACGATTTACGGATTCGGACAAAAGTCAGGTAACGCAATGAGAAAATCCGCAGAATATCTGCAGCTTTATGATGATGCAGAAAAATATTCCGATTCGGAATTGAAAATGCAGTTAAAGCTCCTGGAAAAAACAGATGATAATATTTGGTCGTCGCTTAAAGATATCGCAATCTTAAAAACCCAGATCAAAATAGGAATCTCCGTAGAACAACAAGAGAAACTGTCTGCAAAATCCAAATTGATGCGATTCCTTTGTGGTTAGGAATACCCAGATTGTTAAAGAGCATGCCGAATGCTTACCCGTGTCCTGCGAACGTATTCCACTTCGCCTGTGGAGAACTCTTTAATTACTAACCTTCATCAGTCAGAGCTTCTTGCTAACCAGCGACGCGCGCCAGCTTCCGTTTTAAACGTTTTGCTTCTGGTATACGTCATCGCGGTAAACGTGCCGTCCTGGTTGGGAAACACGCCGCATACCAGAGATTCGCTGTTGCCAAGCTCGATAGTATCCATGCTGACCTCATTTCCCCTTAACGCCGGGGTAGCGGAACAAAAACCTGCTGCGCTGTTATACAAAGTGTTCCCGCCGTCATGTTCATACGCCTCGGGCTGGCTACTTAACCCCTGACCACTGCCGGGTAACTCGAAGTATTGCCCTGCATTCTGTGGGGAGGGTGGGTGATGAATAAACAATAGCACTGCTATTTTATTCTGTAAATAGTAATGCTATTGTTTTTTGGAGGTAAGAAAAAAAAACCACCCGAAGGTGGTTGTTGGTAGGAATGATTAACAGCTTTTGTTTGGATACTGCCTTCGTGAGTGAACTACATTTACGATCTCGATGTTAGATGCTGTTACTCGGTAAAGTATTATGTAGTTAGGATGGGTCACTATCTCACGAAGGCCTAGGGCTCTTTCGCTTGGTGGATACAGGTAAGGGTGTTCAGTAAGTGACAAAACTGATGTTTCAATGCGTATTTTTAGTCTACGTGCAGCGGGAGGGTTTTCCTTGGCAATATAGGCTACGATCTGACGCAAATCATCACGCGCAGAAGGTAGCCATAAAATGGGCAGCATTACTCACTCCTGTTCGTCGAAGCTATTTGCGCAATAAGGTTTTCCATTTCAGCCATTACTTCGTCATGCGGAATTGCAGGACGGGGGTCTGCGAGGCTTGCTGCCACTTTGGTGCGTAACCATTCGTTATAGCTGTTTTCTTGTTCGATTGTTTCAAATTCTGAAATTATCGGGGAAAGGACTGTACTCATGTTCTAACCTCCTCAGATTAGGCGCGAAGACCTTTTTGCGCCTCTAGCCACCGCGCAACGGTTTCTTCAATTGATTCTTTTTTCTCCTTCATTTCCTTAAGCATTTTCTCTTTGTCTTCTTTTGGGAAAGCCCTGAACGTCTGGATCAAATCTCGCTCTATAGGTTCTATATTAAACGGAAGTTCGTTTTCCGATTGTTCCATCTCTGCGGGTAAAGCGACAACATTATCCTGCTGCAGTTCTTGGGGGTACATCCTTACAATTCGTAACAAGTCTGCCATATCTGGTCTAATTGACTCAGGCGGAACTTGTAGCAACCCAGCGAACTTGATAACAGCCTCTAGATTTAAAGGTGTCTGACCATTTAGATAATGGCTTACTGCCCCTTGTGTCGAAAAACCCAGAATTTCTGCCGCACGCTCTTGGGTTAACCCAAGTTGAGTTTTTTTCGTCGTCCAGATTTCTTTCAGTCTCTGGGCGGCTTGCAGGTCGATCTCTGACAGGGGTTTTCTTTTCATACCTTCAATTCTAATAAGATTATTAATCTCTTTGAAATAGCAGTGCTATTTACTTTTAAAAATAACAATGCTATTAATATTCATGGTCACATAACATGAGGTGAACAATGAATCTTGGAGAATATTTGCATCATTCCCGTATAACCCAGAAAGATTTTGCTGAAATTGTTGGGGTAACCCAAGGGATGGTAAGCCATGTTATTACTGGACGGGCGAAACTTACGGGGGGGAAAGTTTTACGCTGGTGTGAAGCAACAGGGTGGGTAGTGACCCCGCACGAGATTGATAGCAGTACTTACCCCAACCCAACCGATGGCATACCTGTTGACTATCAGGCTAACACACAACCCGCGCTGGGAGTTGATTCATGAAAATCAAGCATGAACACATCCGCATGGCGATGAATGTCTGGGCGCATCCGGACGGCGAAAAAGTACCGGCTGCGAAAATTACCAAAGCGTATTTCGAGCTGGGAATGACGTTCCCGGAACTGTATGACGACAGCCATCCGGAAGCCCTGGCCCGTAATACCCAGAAAATTTTCCGTTGGCTGGATAAAGACACCCCTGATGCTGTTGAAAAAATGCAGGCTCTGTTACCGGCGATCGAAAAGGCGATGCCGCCTTTGCTGGTGGCCCGTATGCGCAGTCACAGCTCTGAATATTACCGTGAGATCGTCGAACGGAGGGATCGGCTGGTGAAAGATGTGGATGATTTTGTCGCAGCGGCGATCGCCTGGGGCACCCTGACTAACAGTGGTGGTCAGCCTGGTAATGCTGTTGTCGTGCATTGACCAACAATATTCATGCCGGATTTCTTCCGGATGTTCGAGGGTAAAGTTCGGTATCAGATGAGGTGAGTATGGCTAATGCCTGGCTCAGATTGTGGCATGACATGCCAAATGATCCCAAATGGCGAACCATTGCCAGGGTCTCAGGACAGCCAATCGCAACAGTGATGGCGGTGTATATCCACCTTCTGGTGAGTGCGTCACGAAATGTCACGACATGTCACGGCGTGTCACTACGTGGTCACATTGATGTCACGACGGAAGATTTAGCAAGTGCGCTTGATGTGACGGAAGACGTAATTGATTCAATTTTGCATGCAATGCAGGGGCGGGTTCTGGATGGTGACCTTATTTCCGGATGGGAAAAACGTCAGGTGCTGAAAGAGGACAATGGTAACGTTTCGCAAACGGCAAAATCCCCGGCAGAGCGCAAGAGAGCGCAGCGGGAGCGCGAAAAGCTGCGGAAATATGATGCTGATTGTCACGATGAGTCACGACGTGTCACGCATCTGTCACGACAAGTCACGACAGATAAAGATACAGATACAGAATTAAACCCCACACATAACGCGCGCATGCGCGAGAGTGCTCCAACCGGTGAGTCGCATGGTGCGCCGTTGCAGACAGCCGAACCTGAATACCTGGACGGCCTGAGCGAACCGATCGGGAAATTTTCGATGACTACTGTCTGGCAGCCGTCGTCGGATTTTCGACAACGGGCAGCAGTGTGGGGTATGGCTCTGCCTGAGCCGGAATTTACACCTGCAGAGCTTGCCGCATTCCGGGATTACTGGATGGCGGAGGGGAAGGTTTTCACACAGGTTCAGTGGGAGCAGAAATTTGCCCGCCACGTGCAGCACGTCAGGACACAGGTAAAACCAGTCAGCAAGGGGGTAAGCCATGCAGCATCAGGTGGCACGGCATCACGGGCAGTTCAGGAAATCCGGGCAGCACGCGAACAGTGGGAACGAGACAACGGATTTATCAGCAACGGAAATGGCCTGGAAGCTGTGGGAGCTTATGGGGGAGGTGTATTCGAACCGCTGGACTCAGAAGAACGGGGCCGCACCTTCGAAGCTCTGGATTGCCCAGATTGGCACGATGACTGAACAGCAAATCCGGCTGGTCTGCCGTCAGTGCATGGACCGCTGCCGGGCGGGTGAAACGTGGCCCCCGGACCTGGCTGAGTTTGTTGCGCTGATTTCGGAGAGTGGGGCAAATCCATTTGGTCTTACGGTGGATGCCGTGATGGAAGAGTACCGGCGCTGGCGCAATGAATCCTGGCGATACGACGGGAGTGATAAATACCCGTGGCCACAGCCTGTGCTGTACCACATCTGCCTCGAAATGCGTACCAGAGGGATTGAGCGCCAGATGACGCAGGGTGAGTTAAAACGACTTGCGGAACGGCAACTGACGAAATGGGCAAAGCATGTTGGTAACGGGATGAGTGTTCCGCCAGTGCGACGACAACTGGAAGGGGCGAAACACCCGCAAGGGCCAACGCCAATTGAACGGCTGAAACAGGAATACGAACGCCGGAAGGCAGCTGGTTTTATTTGAATCTGAGAAACGATTTTGTCGGAGGAAATTTTAATGGAAACCGTATTTGACGCACTGAAAGCACTGAAAAGAGCCTCTTCACAGGTAGTGGCGTCCCGCCTTGGAATCAGCCGTGAAGATGCGGTCAACGAACTGTGGAAACTGAAGCGCCGCGGTGAAGCGGATAACAAGGGTTCGATGTGGCGGCTGATTCAGGCTGGTGAAAGTGAACCGGTGTCACCGGTACCGAAAGTGACAGCGCAAATGCTGACTGAGGCGATTGAACAACATGGCCCACAAACGGCGGATGAGCTGGCACTGATGTTCGGGATTACCTCCCGCCGGGCGAATTCATCGCTGGCCATGGCAATCAGCAAAGGGCGTCTGATTCGCGTGAATCAGGGCGGTAAATTTCGTTACTGCATACCGGGCGCTGATTTACCGGCAGAGCCGGAAGCTGCATCCGTAGCGGAAACCGACGGTAAAGCCTTTCCTCAGCCAGCAGGTGTTGCGTTACCTGTCCGGGAAGCAGAAACACAGGAAGAAATAAAAACGGAAAGTGTGGCGGTCACAGTGCAGTCACAGCCGTCGTTCACCAGAAAACATCCGGATGGTCTGATTTTACCATCGCTGCATGTGGCTAACCGCGAGCTGCGCCGGGCAAAAGGTCAGGTTCAGAAGTGGGAGCGAGTCTGCGCCGCGCTGCGGGAGCTGAACAAGCACCGGGATATTGTTCGACAGATTACTGATTCTTCCCGCCGTGTTGTATCGGAAAAGTGATTGCCGGAGGCGCTTATGGCAAAAGTATTTACACCAGAAGAGCGGGAAGAAGTGAAGGCGCGCATTGTGGAATTCGTGCGCCTGAGCGGACGAGAAACTTTTCGACAACTGGCAGATAAAACGGGTGTCAGTAAGACCGCTATTCGTCGTTTATCTGGTGCGCTTGCGGCCAGTGGTGATGTCTGGCTCTCTGGTTGCGGGGTATTTCCATCAGAGCAGGCGTATCGCGTATGGCGTAAGACACCGGAGAAGGCTGCTGACCCGACACTGATTCGAAAGTTACCTGACGGAGAAATACGTCGTTACAACAGACGGCAGAACATAATTTGTCGTGAGAGCAGGAGGAGCGAAGTTATGCAGCGTGTGCTGGCGTTCTATCGGGGAAACTTTCAGGAGGTGATGGAGTGAGGGTCAGAGTTTATATTGCCGGTCCAATGACGGGATATGAAAATTTCAACCGCGAGGCGTTTCACAGGGCGGAAGATGCGCTGGCTCGTAAAGCAGTTCAGGCATTTTGCGATGTTGTTGGCGACAGCACCGAGGTTATCTGCGAGGAGATTGGGCGAGATGGCGTTCTGGTTATTTTGGAGGCAATGAAGGCAACAGGAAATATGCCAGCCACCGATGCTTTCCTGTCTGAAGTGCGGGCGCAGGGGGTAGAGATGATGCGCGAACATCCATCAATCAAACTTTGTTCTTTGACGCACATATGTGATGAGTTAGCCGCCCAGCTTCGCAAAGGAGGCAACCAGTGAGCGGAAAAAGAATGACTAACAGAGAGCTTGTCGATGCCGCGATTAAGCTTGCTGGTGATTTTTATTCAATGATGGGGTACACGCATCGCCCAGGCTTCAAATATTGGGAGTCTCCTCACCCGCAAGAGCAACTGGTATTTCAAATGGCCTGCCGTGCTTTTGAGGTTATTCGCGGTTCTGATGTGATGGACGCCGTTGCCGACTTGGAGGATGAAGAGTGAGCGAGATTAACTATCAGGCACTGCGTGAAAAGGCAGAGAAAGCAACTAAAGGAAGCTACATCGTAGGGCATACATCTGTTAACCAGCACGGCAATTTAACAGGAGTTTTTGTTTGTCAAAAATGGAAAGGAGAACCCGGTGGCGTGATTGCAGAATGTCATGTTAACTGCCTGGTTGAAACAGATGCTCAGGCTTATGCAAACGCTGAGTTCATAGCAGAGGCCAATCCGACTGCTGTCTTGGCACTGCTGGATGAACGGGAAAGAAACCAGCAATACATCAAACGCCGCGACCAGGAGAACGAGGATATTGCGTTAACGGTAGGGAAGCTGCGCGTTGAGCTTGAGGAGACAAAATCAAAACTCAACGAGCAGCGTGAGTATTACGAAGGTGTTATCTCGGATGGAAGTAAGCGCATAGCAGAACTGGAAGCGCGGGAAATAAAACCAGCCAAAGGTGAAGTTCTGGTCGTTGTATCTGGTTTTACTGGTTGCGGAAAAAGCACCATTGCCGGGGAAATAGAAATCGCGATGAAGGCTATTGGTGTACCGGTTAAGTGGACTAATGGCGATGCAGAAAAGCGCATGACTGGCGCTGACTGGCTGACAGCGATTGAGATGTACAAACCAAATGTGCGCATCGTGGAAGTTAATGTGCCACGCGTCGCTGGCATTCGCATCAAAGGAGAGTGAGATGACCACATCGCATTCTGCTATTACCCAGGAAAAAGCCTTCAACATACTCGAACGACTAGAGACGCTCGCTACGGAGGAGGAGATATCCCCGGAGAAACTGGTTGAGTTCAGCCGTGTGATATTGCGTCGCAAGAACGATATGGAGCGGCTGACATCTGGCGCTCCATCCTTATCAGTCAGGCGAACACTTTGTTGCAGCTTCTGCAACAAATCCCAGTACGCCGTCAAAAAGTTAATTGCTGGGGACGCCGTTTTCATCTGCGACGAGTGTGTGGATGTGTGCAACAGAATTATCCGGGGAGAGAAAGAGGGATCAACATGAAATTTTCCAAATTTTCTGAGTTGGTGAATCGTATTTTGTCCAGCAACCACAGCCATCGTCGAGATATGGATGTAACGATCGTTGTTCATTCGCCTGGTCGCATCGGTTCAACACCATCAGTTGAGGTTCAGTCAATTCACGCTGGTTTTGATTGGGATTCCGGGAAAGTGCTGATTTTCCCAGCACAGCCACTGACTACGCTAACACCAGAACAGATTACTGATATTACTGATAGTGTGCGCAAAGGTCAGTCCTGGCACGCATATCAGGAATACAAGAAGCATAAAGAGCAGTTGGAAAAATTATCGATTGAACTTGATACCGTAAAACAGCGCATTGCAGAGTTAGAAAGTGGTTCTCAGGCACAAAAGTTAGTTGAAGCAATCATTGTTGCGATAGAAAACGAACAGGAACGTCTTTTTGATGAAGATTACCTAATGGATTCGAAAGAATGCATTGACGTAATTCGTGAAGAAGTAAAGCGATGGAATGATTCCCGCGCCGCTGGCATTCGCATTAAAGGAGAGTGAGGTGAACGGACAAATATCAATTATTCGCCCTGGCGCTTGTGACGAAGAGATAAGGCTGATTATCCGCCTTGCGATGGGTAGAACAATAACTGCTCTCATTACTCCAGAAAATCTCGCATTAGCATTAACCGGAAAGTCAGACCTGCCAGTAGAGCTAAAGCTGCGAAATGTTGAGATTAAGGTGAAATAGCTATGACCACTATTACCAAAGAGCGACTGCTGACAATCAAGCAGTGGCGCGAAACATACGGACCGGGTAGCAACGTTGTACTGCCAGCAGAAGAAGCGGAAGAACTGGCACGAATTGCTCTGGCATCGCTGGAAGCAGAGCCGATAGGTTTCCGTTGCAGGCGCAATGATAACCTTGGTGATTGGAGTTACGTATATCATCGAGAGCCAGATGATTTTGAGCGCAAACATTTAGTGATAGAGGGCATTTACGCCGCCCCTCCAGCGCCGGTAGTGCCGGAAGAAATGTATTGGCAGGATGCGCCAGTTGAAGGCAGCAGCAAAGCGGCTGCATACGCTACAGGCTGGAACGATTGCCGCGAAGCCATGCTTCAGTCCGGAAACTTTCGGGAAAATAAAGATTCGTCAACCAATAATTTTCGGAAAATCCCGGAAGCGTCAACCAGCTCTCCGGTAACTCCGGATGGTTGGATAAGCTGTAGTGAGCGAATTCCGGACGATAAACAGTATGTTTGGTGTTGGGGTAAGTCTTACGGCTGGACTGAGTGCGATACCTTCGAAGGGTATTACGATTGGTCGAGAAACAAATGGTGGGCAGTTACTGACGATGGGGAAGAACCGGCATCGAAAGTAACCCACTGGATGCCGCTACCAGAACCGCCGCAGGAGGTGCGCCAATGATCTGGCCTGAAGCATTTGCAATTACAGGCGTTGCTATGGCTATCGCTTTTTTAGTATATGTTATTTGTCGGTGTGGGTAAAAGCGTTCGCCGGGATTAACACCAAAGGAGGGAATGTGTCGGATGATATCTCACTGGCAATGGAAGGTGCGCTGGCTGTTATTGCTGTTGTGGGTGTTTACTGCCTGGTTGTGTTTTTGATGGATCGACTAGGGAACTGAATTCATTACGATATGGGAATTCCCATATCGGGTAAAAACGGTTTGCGGTAAAGCGAGAGTTAAGTAGAATTGCTGCGGGTGCTTGAGGCTGTCTGCCTCGGGCATGCCACCGTAAGGCAGACAGAGAAAAGCCCCAGTTAACATTATGCGTCTTGCAGGACGCTTAACATTAATCTGAGGCCAATTTCATGCTAGTCACATGTAGGTTAGCCTCTTACACGCCGAAAGGCAAGGAGAAGCAGGCTATGAAGCAGCAAAAGGCGATGTTAGTCGCCCTGATCGTCATCTGTATTACCGTCATTGTGACGGCACTGGTAACGAGGAAAGACCTCTGCGAGGTACGAATCCGAACCGGCCAGACGGAGGTCACTGTCTTCACAGCTTACGAACCTGAGGAGTAAGAGACCTGGCGAGGGAGAAATCCCTCGCCACCTCTGATGAGTCAGGCATCCTCAACGCACCCGCACTTAACCCGCTTCGGCGGGTTTTGTTTTTTCCTGGCATTCTGGTTTACAATTCGCACGCCAGCCTGAACAACTG